GGCTGGAATGTATCAGGATCGACCGCACGAACCATTTGTAGAGGTACATATGGGCAATAGAATAAACCAGCGTCATAAGCATTGGAACCCTTGTATCCAACTACCATAACGTCAGAGAATGACCCACCAGAAGCAACCGAGAAGTACGGATCGACATAGACCTTGTACTTATTGTTTAGAATACCAGCAAAGGTGTTGCCAGTGTCATCAACAGTTAGATCGGTAGAAAGAGCTGGCGAATAATCTAGCTTACCAGCCATGGCTAGAGCAGAAGCAACGTCTGAAGAGCAGATAATGATATTACCCTTTCCTCTACGTGTCGCACGAGCGATTTGGTTCGCTTCTCTTTCAGCATGGAACATTAGACCCTTGAATCTCTCAACTGACCAACGTCCGTCAGAGTCGGTATCAAGGTCGAAGAACCCAGCTGTGGTTGTACCAGAAGCAGCACCAGCCTTAGCAATCTTATATAGGGTTCTGATAACTTCACGATTAATTTCAGCCATAATTTCGGTTGAAAGAATGTTCGCGAGTTCAGATTCCGCATCTAGATTGTGCATAGCCTTTAAATCTTGAGCTAGTTCTAGTGAATACTCAGCCTTCAATGCACGAGTTTGAGCTGTTACGGTAACCTTCTCGATAGAGAAGCCCATGTTTAGTGGGGAGAAACCTTCGCCAGAAACAGTGCTTAGACCAGTACCGAATGTATTTAGAACATTTCCAGAAGTGAAGGTATCAGCAACGTGAGTACCAGTTCCGGCGAAGTCGGTGTCGGCTTCGTTGAATAGAGCTTCGGTTGAAGTTAGAGGACCAGTTGCGCCGGAACCATACTTTGACTTCATGGCGAAGATAAGACCTGTTGGCATGTTCATTGGTTGAACGCCACAGATATCATAAGCCATTAGGTTTGGCATGGATCTGCGAACTAGAGAAATTAGAATTGGATCGAATTTGTCAACTCCGCCAGAAACGTTGGCTGGTACGCCAGCTTCGGTAATTAGCTTTCGTGTTTCTGATAGAGCCTTTTCTTGGTTTTCTAATAGAATAGCAGTAACTTGCTTCTTGTAAGCGTCTTTGATTGGGGCGACTTCTGGGTGTTCTAGAATTGCCTTCCATTTGGTTTGTAGATTGTTTGACATATTTCTCCTTTAAGAAATGAATTTATATTAGTATTTATTAAAAATTAAAACTTGAGATTATTCGAAATTGCTTGCGAATAAAGATTAATAATAGGATCGTCGGCGATAATTTGTGTATCATCAGAGACACTAATCATAGAATCTTCAGTTAATTTCTTCTTTGTTCTTGCAGACTCGAAGGCATTTCTTACGATATCTTTTAATTTTTCTTCGTAGGACTTCTTTGATTCATAAGTCACAGATTCTGTTAACTTTGCGAATCTTTCTTTTTGTGTTAGAGTAAGTTCTTTCGAAACCGTTTCAAAGATAGCTTTCTTTGTTGATTCTTCAGCTCTATTCTTGTAAACGATTGATTTATTAATCTCTGTATTTAACTTCTCTTCGAATTTTTGTTTTTGTTCGGTTAACTCAACAACGAAAGCTGTTTTTTCTTCAGAAATTGTAGATTGCAAATCGACAATTTTTCTTTCAAGAACGTCAACAACATCAGTTTCCGCAGGAATAGCTATATTATGTTCGACAAACATAGTCTTTAAACCAGACCAGAAAGATTCCATAATTTCAATCTTCAGGCCTTGTTCAACAGCCAATGTATTATCTTCTAACCACGATTCGGCAACATAAGTTAGATACTTATCTACTGATGCAATAACATTCTCGTAGACTTCGAGTTCAGCATTTTCAGCATTAACTTGTTTCATGTTATCAGCTGGCGCAGCCGCCGCTGGCTCTTCTGAGCTTTTCTCAGTTTCAATATCTTTCAAAGCTTTCGCTAATTTTGCTGCAACAATAGAATCATCAGCAATAGCAGATAAGATTGAAATCATTACATTGAATGAATCATCGGCAATGGTGTTTGTTTCAACATCTTTGATGGAACTTAGAAGAGAAACTGCGAATTGCTGAGGAGTTATCTTAAGAGCTGTTAGGATCTTTCTGATATCAGGATCCTTCGCAAGTTCTTGTGGATCTAGCTCTACTTCGTCTACTTCGGTAACCATTTCATCTTCATCTTCCATTTCCATTTCGTGTTCGGCTTCTTTTATTCCTGATGTTTTCATGATTCCCTTCGCAATGTCATGCGCTTTTCTAATAGTTTTCTTTGAGAGAGGTGGTGCGTCACCAGTTTGCTTCATTGCAGCACTCATACCAATCGCATAAGCTTCTGGTGGAGTATCAACAGGACCTAATTTTGTTGCTTCTTGTACTTTTTGAGCCACTACTGAGTCGAATGCTGTCTTCAACTTAGCAGTAAAATCTTCCGGAAGATCGATGCCTTCGAAGATTGAATCAAATGGATCTTGTTTGTTTTCCATTAATTATTCTCCTATATTCTTAATTTATTTATTAAATTTACAATCTCGAAAGAAAGTCTGTAAAAATGGCAATCTTATCTTCTTGTAATCTTTTTGATGTGGTTAGCTTCTTCTTATATGAATCAATAGTTACTTCTTTTACTGCACCATTATTCCAGACCCATTCTTTTGATTCCATAACAGCTTCAACGAAAGCTTCATGAGCAGAAGGATCCGCAACGATATCTGCCGCAGTCATAATTTTGTAATCTGGTTGAACGACTGAATATTGACCATCTTGTTTTAAAGAACCTAATCCTCTTGTTGATACACCTAACATACATCCACCGTCGATAAATGCTTTAACAATCTTCCCATTAGGAGTATCTAAAATCTTGGCTCTACCTACATATGTTGTACCTTTTTGGTCTAATGATGTAATCAGATGCGAAACTCTATCTAAATTAATTGTAGGATTTTCTGGATGACCTAATTCGCCAAAAGCTCTGTTCTTATTAACATATTCGGTAACATATCTGTCTACTTCTGGTTGCATATATTCCATCATATATTTTCTCGAATTTCTATTTGGTTCTTCACACTGAATAAAAATTCCTTCGATGAAATAATTGTTTGGTCTACCTTCGACACATTCTGAAACAATTTCGATAAGTTCAGTTACTTCTGTTAATAGTTTCATTTGTATAATCCTGCTCTTGTACCTTTTTTAATTGAAATCTTTCTTTTCTTTAAGATTGATGATAGTTTTGCTGCTCTTTTTCTTGAAGCTTTTTTGGCTGATCTAGCTCTATTTCTTTTCTCTGATGGTGTTATTCTTACTAGTTTCTTACCGGAAATCTTATACCCAGCTTTAGCAGATCGGAACTTTTTACGTTGAATCTTACCGCCACGAACTCTATCGTAGCGGATTTTTTGTCCAATCTTTAAAGTTTTCTCTAAGAGCATTAAGAATATTGTCCAACCTTGACGAATCCGGATGTTTTTTCTAATCTCATAACAAGAGTGTACGGATCAGTTGTTGTAGAAGTTAATAGGATAGTCGAATCTGCCCCAGCAGCAACATTAGTAATCTTAGATTGATAATCTTTACTATAATTGATTCCACCATTTCCACTATAGTGACCAATTAATTGATCTGTAGATCCATTAAAATGTAATGAGATCTTATTAGTTCCTGTAATAGACCAGTCAAGTTTGTCTACAGATACAATAGCAACTCCGGTTGATCCAGCAAAACCGGTGGCTCCGATCGGACCTGTTGCGCCGCCTGGGTGTAAAACAAACGCAAGAGTCTCTATCCCCGCCCCGGAAATAGTAACAACTGCCGAATTTTCGTCTTGTCTTAAAATAGTAGTAGTTGCCATTTATTATACCTTAATAGAATTTGGTTTATTATCTTTCGATAGAGAAATAATCTTCTCAATAATTTTGTTTGTGTATTTAGTAGGTGTGATCACACCTCCTAATCTATCTTTTCAATATAACTCTTTTGTAATTTGTTATTTAATCCAAGAGTTGTAATTTCGTTTAATTTTTGGTAATAGTTCTTTCATATCTTTTGTACTAAGAATTCTTTCAGAAGAGTCAACATCTTCACCATAAAATTCAACACCAAAAATTGTATATTCTTTTGTGTAGTCGTTATAAGTTACTTCGATTCCAGTATTGTCTTCTCCCATAACTCCAGATTCGCCTCTCAATATAAAACCAGTTTTTGCATGTCTGTCAATAATTGTTTGTAAAGTTTTATCTGATGGTTTCAAACCAAGTTTAAAAACTTTTGATTTTTTTGACATACCATACATTTTTTCGTGCTTTTCTGGATTAATTCCATAAAATTCATTATCATTTATTCCATCTTCATTCTTTTCAACCAAAATTTCTTCGACAATTGTTCTGATATATTTTCTTAGATTTCTTAGATCTGAATCGTCTGTGGATTCGGTGATTATCTTTGTATATACTTCTTTAAAATTTTGTAGGTTCATATTTTCCTTATAACTCTTTTGTAATTTGTTCTCGTTTAACAGCCAAAAGATCAGAAATTTTATTGGCAATTAACATATTTACAATAGGTTTAATGCCTTGTGGATTTCCTTCTTTAGAATATCTAATTATAGTTTCGATTTTAGCTCTTTCGGTTTGTGTCATATGGTCCTCTAATTATTTATACCTGCGGAAGATTTTCGTTTTCTGGAGTTTCAGATGGTATCACATCTTGAGAAATTTCTGCTGGTGAGTCAACTGGAACTGGACTCTGGAATTCTTGTGCTGTTGGATCGATAATTCCAGCATCAGCCGCAGCAGCTTCTGGTTCTTCTGGGGAGATTTCGATCTTATCTATTTCTATATCTTTAATTTCTTCGTCAGTTAATTTCAAGAAATTTTTCTTGATATATTGGTTAGAAAAGAAAGATTCTCCTAATCCCAATGCAGAAGAAGCTAGTTCAATTCTTCTTGACATAATTTCCGCTTCATTATATTCAGCGAAATGTGAATCTTTTCTGAAGTCGTAAAAAATATTATTTTTAATAATTGAGTCCCAGTCATCACTTGTAATAATGTTTTTAAGGATTAACTGAGTTCTTAACAGATCCGTGAATATGGAAGAGAATCTTGTTCTTAATCTTTTGATGAATTTGTTAAATTTAACTTCTTCTCTATCTATTTCTGCAGATCTTCCTGTATTAAATGAAGATCCTGCCGTAATTCTGGTTATTGGAACGTGTAATGCATTATATAACTTCTTTCTGAAATATTCCACATCGGCCATTTCGCCCAGATTAGTCCCACCAGGAAGAGTAGAGATATCTGTAGACTTTCCATCTTCACCAACTGGAATCCAAAAATCTTCTAGAACAGATAAAGTTCTTGAATCGTCTCTTAGTTCACCGGTAGATTGATCATATACAATCTTATTCCTGAACTTATTCATGAGCCCATTTACATATTGTTCAGCTTTAATTTTTGGTAATCCACCAGTTCCGATTTTAAATACTCTTCTTTCTGGTGCTCTTGCTAATCTGTAGATTACAGTGGCGTCTTCTAACATTCGCAATTGATTGTATGGTTTAATAGATTTATGTAAATAAGAAATTATTGTCGACTTATTTCTATAATCAATTAATCCTGAATTACAATATGCCACCGAATCTGCTGGTAATTTAACATCACTCTTGTAAATATAATATTCTTGAACTGTTTTTTGTAATTTAACACCACGTTTCGAAAATTCTTCTTTAACTTCTCTGATCTTTTCTATTTCTCGTGGGTCAATGTATCGTAATTCTTGTATTCCGTCTTTTGTATTCTTTGTGTCGATAACAACAGAAAAGAATAACCTTCCGTCTATATACCATCTTTTGAAAATCTCGTATGCATTTTCATTGAAATCTAATAGACTTAAAATCGCTTCAAATTCTTCTTGTATTACTTCTTTGATATCATCGCCGAATGGTAGTTTATCTAAAATAATTCCCACAGGAGATTCTGGATCCCCTGTGATAATTGCTTCGTTGATAATTTCATCTATGGCAGATTCGATTTCTGGCATTAAAGAAAGA